TGACGTTTCTCATGTTTGAGTACGCGACGTTTTGCAGCCCTCCGGAGGGGGTTGTCTGAGGTCTGGCAAATATCCGCGTGTTGCTTCCCTCGAGTTTTGCCATGCTTTTGTAAATTGCAGCGTAGGGCTGCGGCTGGCCACCGGCTGATATAACCCCGGTAATCAGGCCGAGCATGACGGGCATGCAGGCCCACTTCCCCGCCAAGGTTGTGTTGATGTTGTAGCCTGAGCTTGCATCCACTCCGGCAGTGCCTATGGTAACGACATCGCCGAGCGTGCGCGTCTCGTGGGTCAAAATCAGGGTCCCCGATGCATCCCACACGGCCATCCCGTAATCTGGCTTTGTCTGGGGGAAAATAGAGAAAAAATAAACGTACGCTGTGCCGGTTGCATTAGGTCTGAGAAAATCAATCGTGATGGTGTTTCCGCTTACCGTCTGAGTGATTTCCACCTCAACCGTGCAATGAACGAAGGCCACAACGGGCTGACCTGAGGGAAAGGTGTGCGTCACCTTGGTATTAAAACCCGATGTTCCCTGCAGTGCCGCTGTCTTTCGCGCCTGTAATGCAATTGGAGAGCTGTTGGCGGTAACCCACACCTCACCGCTCGTCGTCGTCAGTAAACCGCCGTACTGCGCCATTTATGCCCTCTCGATCTGGAAAATGAGAAAAGCTGCAACAGCGGGTTCAGTCCCTGCTGAGTAGTCGGTATCCCCCACTGAGGAAACCGTTGCAGTGCCACCTGAGATGGTGATCCTCCTTCTTCCCGTTCCCCACTTATCATCATTCATGACCTGAAAGTAGGTCAGTTTGCAACCCGGTGGAAGGGCAACGGAATAAGAGCCTGTTTTCTGGTTAACGGCCAGTTGCAGATAGCCGCAAACGCTGACTGGCTTAATTCCATAGTTGTTAACCTTGCCTGATGCGTCCCATGTTTGAACACCGTATTCCGCCATCGTATCTCCTGAAAAAAAGAGGCCCCACAAGAGGCCTCCCGTCACCATGTACCAGTGATTCTCCCGATCTGCACCCTCAACACATTGTTGGAGTCCCGTACACTGATTGTCTGGTTGGTCTGTTTCATGGCCCCCTCGCCAGCTGTCGAACCGTAGTTCTCAAGCGTGCCCGTTCTAAAGTTTATGGACAGGCCAGCCTGGTTCGGAACGTAGTTAACCGAGCTGATTGTTTCAGCCAGTTTCGCTCGCGTGATAGTGGCATCGCCTATTACCGTATCTCTGATAATTACCTGCCCGTTCTGGATAACGAACGGAAGCGTAACGGTCGCTCCGGCCTGGTGGGTAACAGCGAAGCGGTCAGCCAGGAAGATAACCTGCGACTGCATGCCGGATGGCGTATTCTCCACGCCGATACCCATCCCCGCGGCGTAATACTGCCCGTTGCTGGAGACACCAACCTTGATGTTGTACATCGCGCTGAGGTCGCCATTAACGTTGGCAATTGCCTGCGCGTTGGTGGTGATTGCAGAAGTGTGGCCATTGACGGTCGCCGTGATGCCGTTTATCTGCGTGGCCGTAGCCTGCTGATAGTCGGAGAACGTCTGATTCAGGCTGTTGATGGATGCCTTGTTGCCGTTAACGTCCGTCTGCAGGCTCAGCAGCGAGCGCGCCGTTGCCTCCCTGTCGTTGACAATCACTTCATCAATGCGGTCCAGATTCGCGCTGTTGCCGGCGACCGATGCAGAAAGGGTTTTACGCGTGGCCACCTGAGCGAGGTTGGCCTGGATTATCGCAATTGCAGAGTTCTTCACCCCGCCCGTCATGCCGTCCATAGACACGCTGATGCTGTCGATTCGCTGGCCCAGCGCGGTATCAGCCGTCGCCACGGTCTGCTCAAGCTCTGAAAGAGAGGACGACACATCACCGACTGTGCTCGAAAGCTCATTAACGCTGGTCTGAACCTGCCCGATTTCCTGCGCGTTTTTGGCGATTTCCTGCGCCTGCAGCTCAAGTTCATCGTTGGCCTGTTTGATGTCGTCAGCCATACCAGCAATTTTTTCGTTGGTATCAACGGCATTCTCGATCAGGTCCTTGAAGGTATCCGAGTCTTTAATTTCCTCCAGGATCACATCGGTGATGTCGGACACGTCGATGCTGGCCTGACCGCGCACCCATTCTGTGTAACCTGATTCGTTGCCGCTGCGGTCCACCAGTTGCGCCCGATACCAGAAAATCTGCCCAGCCTTAAGGCCCATCTGCTGATATTTGCGCTGTGGGTAAGGTACATCGGCCAGCAGCATCGCATCGTCTTCGGTACCGGTCAGGCTGTACTGAATTTCCGTCTTCAGCGTGTCGTCGGTATTCGCCGGGAATCCCCAGTTCAGCTCGATACCGAACACCACATTTTCAGAAGCGATGAAGCCAACCGGCTTCGGTGGATTGCCCACTTTACCGGTCAGCGTTTTCTCTTCTGAATAGCCCCATCCGGACGAGATTTCTGCGGCATTGATTGCGCGTACGCGCACCAGGTAGCGCCCGGCATAAATCCCCGGGACGTCGAATGATGTGGTGGAGCTGCGCGGCACGTTAACCCAGTTCCCGTCGTTGCGGCGCCATTGCGCTTCATAGGCGATAGCGTTCTGCGCCTGGTCCCAGCTCACGCGCATCGTTTCGACGCTGATATTTTGCTGCACCACAGAAAACGAGCTGATCACTATGTTCGCAGGCGGCGACTGGTTGCCAGGCGGGATCACGCTCACCGGCCGCTGGTCAATGATGGCTCCGGTATCAATGCGATCGAATTTATCCGGATCGTGATTTGCACCGACGATTGTGAACGTGCCGTCATTATTATCAGTTACCGTAATAACGCGATACTGCTGTGCGTAGAGCTCATCAGACTCAATTACCCATACGGCCTCAGCTACAGGCGTTTCGCTGTAAGCGGTCGTAACGGTCACTTTATTGCCCGTAATCGACTGAATGGTGCGTGACTGAGAAACACCCGATGGAAGATTGACAATCATCCTGTCGGCTGCCGAAGCATCCGGCGCCCTGTCCAGCGTCAGCACGCGACCATTCACCGCAGAGATACGGCCGCCCAGGTCGCGCCCGGAGAGATTTCGGTCCGCTACAGCAATTACATAGCCAGGCTGTGGAATGTTGCCATCTTCCCCTACGTTGAAAGTAACAACGCGATCTTTGTTGTTGGTGAGGATCCCCCATCTCCCTTTCCGGTTCGCTTCCGACTGACGGGTACAACCGATCGCAGTTATCTCAAGCTGATTAAACCCATAACGTGCAACCAGCGCCTGCTCAAAAACAGGCTCCATCGCATCAGAATAAGCGTTATCAGGATCAGACCAGGACACCAGCGCATTGGTGTAACGGTTCTTTGTGGTGCTGCTGGAATAGGTAAAGCGGCCATCAATAACGTTCGCATGCGTGTATGTAAAATCAACATCTCTCGGCATGTCCGCCAGCGCCACAATCTGGTCATCGCCCCAGTAGATCATCCCACGGAAGATGGCAGCAAAATCACGCAGGACCGTATAAGCGTCGTTGCGTTCCTGAATGTAGACGTTGCAGGTATAACGTGGTTCGGTACCACGTCCGCCTTTGCCATCCGGTACCATTTGATCACAATACTGCGCAACCTGGTAGAGCGTCCATTTGTCTATGTTGGCCGTTGTAAGACGATCCCCAAGTCCGAAACGGTCGCTAACCACCAGGTCGTAGAAAATCCATGCAGGGTTATCGGTCCAGGCCCATTTAAATGTCCCAGCCCACGTGCCGCTATAAGTGCGGGTTTCGGGGTCGTAATTATCTGGAACGCGGATAATGCGGCCGCGGGGCTCGCAGGAGATCTGCGGAATAGAGCCGTTAAACTGGCTGGAATCGAATTCGATATAAAGCAGCGCTGTGTTTGGATAGCGTAATTTGGCGTCAATTACCTCGGTGAAGCTCTGCAGCATCATCGTGTCGCCGATCTTCGCGCTGTTGGCATCAGACGTAATCTTACGGAGTCGGATTGTCCAGGTGCTGCCAGCCTGAGGTAAATCAATACGGTGGCTGCGTTCATAACCAGAGGTAGTTTTCCCGGTCACGCTGGTATTTAGCACCGTCTGCCAGGTACCGCCATCTGTCTGCAGGTCAATTGCGTAGTTGACCGAGTAACCGACCAGATCCCCGTCGTCCTCCTGCTTGAAAAGCGAAGGCCATTTCAGACGCAGGCGAACCGCTGAAAGCTGAGTATTGGTAAAGGTGCGCGTCCACGCAGTAGCGCTCGATACCTCAGTTCCCACGCTGATTTCGTTTTCGGTACCGGGGATTCCCTGAATGTATTTTTGCGCCTGAGTGCCTGGCCGAAATTCCCAAGTTACGCCACTGAAGTTCTGGGAACCATCTGCGTTCTCAAGTGCGGTGCCATCGAGATAAATATCGCGCGCAGTAAGGCCACCAGCAAACTCCCCCTCTCCCAACGCGAGAAGGATTTTCGCCTTGGCTACTGACTGCAGATCATCAGGCTGTTCGGTAGGGGTTCGGGAACTGGAGCTGCCGCCCTTGCGGCCTCTAATAAGTTTAGATGTAGCCATATTGAGCCCATAAAAAAAGCCACCCGAAAGTGGCCTGAAAGAAAGTATTTATTTATTGCTGATCTTCGACATAAATCCCGGCAGAAATAATCGCGCCGCCGATTCGCCGGCGGCCATAAAAAGGTGGTACCGGATTCCCCTGGGCTGTCGTGTTTGTTACTCCACCAAAGGCGTAGCTGGCTTGGTTATCCGCAGATTGCTTACTGGCGAGCCCGGTTGTCTGTGGAGAAAGCATCTG